CTCCCATGGCCGTGGCGCTCACCAAGGCGCAGCGCCGGGCAAATAAGCTCATCGCCCGGCACCGCATGGCTCTCCTCCGTGGGGGCTCGCGATCCGGCAAGACGTTCCTCCTTTGCCGCGCCGTGGCCACCCGCGCGATCCGCGCGCCGGGCACAAATCATTGCATCTTTCGTCTCCGCCGGAACGCCATCAAGGGCACCGTGTGGAAAACGCTCAAGGATGTGATGGCCAAGTGCTTCCCCGGCGTGCCGTTCAAGGAGAGCATCTCCGATCTCACCATCACCTTGCCCAATGGCTCCGTGATCATGGCCGCCGGGCTGGATGATGCGGATCGCGTGGATAAGATTTTGGGCATGGAGTTTTCCACCGTCTATTTCAACGAGTGCACCCAAATCCCATGGGCATCGGTGGAAACCGCGCTCTCGCGCCTCGCGGAAAAGAGCGAGCTCAAGCTCCGTGCCTATTTCGACTGCAACCCCACCACCAAGCTCCATTGGACGTATCACCTATTCGTGAAGAAGCTCAAACCCGGCACGCGCGAGCCGTGGGCGGAGCCCTCCGAATTGGCGGAGATGCAAATCAACCCGGATGACAACCGGGAGCACATCTCCGATGATTATTTCAAGGTGCTGGAGGGCATGAGCGCGGCCAAGCGCAAGCGTTTCCGTGATGGCGAGTGGGCGGAGGATACGGAGGGCGCGCTTTGGACGCTGGAGGGCCTTGATCGCCACCGGATCGCCATGGGCCGGGTGCCTGATCTTGTGCGCATCGTCGTGGCGGTGGACCCCTCCGGCACGGCCGGGAAGGGCGAGGGCGCGGGCGATGATGTGGGGATCGTGGTGGCTGGCCTGGGTGTGGATGGCCGCTATCACGTGCTCGCGGATCATTCGTGCAACCTCTCTCCGGCCGGATGGGGCCGCCGGGCGGTGGATGCCTATCGCGAGTGGGGCGCGGATCGGATCGTGGCGGAAACCAATTTCGGCGGCGCGATGGTCAAGCACGTGATCAAGAGCGTGGATGCCTCCGTGCCGTTCAAGGAGGTGAAGGCCAGCCGGGGCAAGATCGCACGTGCGGAGCCGATCTCCGCGCTCTATGAGGAGGGCAAGGTGAGCCACGTGGGCACCCACCCGGATTTGGAGGATCAAATGTGCGCCATGACGCCCTCCGGCTTCATCGGTGAGGGCTCTCCAGATCGTGCGGATGCTTTGGTGTGGGCGATCACGGAGCTTTCCGGTAAGACGCGGCGAGAGCCCGGCGTGAGGAGGTTGTGAGCATGGGATGGATGGATCGGATCAAGGGGGCGCTCTCGCGCAAGGATAGCGCGGTGGCTCCGATGATCGCCATGCGCAACTTGGGCCGCCCGGTGTGGACCTCGCGGAATTATCGGGCCTTCGCCAAAGAGGGCTATTCGCAAAACGTGGTGGCCTATCGGTGCATCCGCATGATCGCGGAGAGCGCGGCCGCCGTTCCCCTCCTCGCCTATGAGGGCGATGCGGAGCTTTCGGAGCACCCTTTCCTCAAGGTGCTGGCACGGCCCAATCCGTGGCAATCCGGCGCGGAGCTGGTGGATGCGCTGGTTTCCTATTTCAAGCTCTCCGGCAATGGCTTCTTGGAGGCAGTGAGCCTGGATGATGAAATCCGCGAGCTCTACGCTCTCCGGCCGGATCGCATGAAGGCCATCGCCGGGCGGCGCGGCTATCCGATGGCGTGGGAGTATTCGGTGGACGGCACCGCCAAGCACCGCTTTGATATGGACCTCATGCCGGATCAACAATTGCCGATCCTCCACGTGCGCGAGTTCAATCCGCTGGATGATTGGAGCGGGCTCTCGCCGGTGGAGGCGGCCGCCTTCGCAATCGACGTGCACAACGCGGCCGGAGGTTACAACAAGGCGCTCTTGGACAACTCCGCCGCACCCTCCGGCGCGCTGGTGTTTGAGGGCGGCGAGGATAGCGATGGCGCGCTCTCCGATGATCAGTTTTCCCGGCTCAAGGCGCAATTCTCCGAAAAGCACACCGGCCCGGCCAACGCTGGCAAGCCGCTGATCTTGGAGGGCGGCCTCAAGTGGCAAGCCATGGGCATGAGCCCCAAGGATTTGGAATTTGTGAGCGGCAAACGCGAGGCCGCGCGCGAGATTGCCCTCGCTTTCGGTGTGCCTCCGATGCTCTTGGGCATCCCCGGCGATAACACCTATTCCAACTATCAGGAGGCGCGCGCCGCGCTCTATGAGGAGACGGTGCTCCCGCTGGTGGACAAGGTTTGCGAGGCCATCTCCAATTGGGTGCAACCCACCTATGCCGGGCTCCGGATCGGCTATGATGTGGATGCGATTGAGGCTCTCTCGCCGCGCCGCGCCGCCATTTGGGATCGCGTGCAAAAGGCCGATTTCATCACCACCGATGAGAAGCGCGAGGCGGTGGGATATGGGCCTTACAAGCCAAGCGACACTCCCGGCGGCACGATCCTTGTGGGCGGCGCGATGATGCCGCTTGATGAGGTGGGCTTTACGCCGGGAGGAGCCGCTCCCAATGGCGAGTGATGAGGTGCGCCTCCACGGCGTGACAGTGGGCCGGGTGAGCGTGGAGATGGGCGGCCGCCGCTCCGGCAAGACGGTGCGCGCCTCGCTCAAGTTCAAGCCGGATCAAATCGGGATCATGCACGCGGCCGCGCGATCCTTGAACAAGGGCGAGGATCGGTGAGCACCCGGCGGCAACGCGAGCTCCTCAAGCAAAACCGGCTCCTTGTGCGGCAAGAGAGCTTGGCGGAGCGCGACATAAAAGCCCACCTTTTGAGTTGCTACCTCGCAGTGGCGGAGCATTACACCATCGCATCTCCGGATATGGCTTTGGAGGTATTTCGTGAGCGCAACGGGGACTTGGAGGCGATCCTCAAAAAGCGACTTCTCCAAACCGCACTGATCTTTGGAGGCCGCACATTGGAGCGCATCTCCGCCAATCTGCCCAAGAGTTACTATGCGGGGCTTGTGCCTGGCACCGGCCCGGTGCGCGGCCGGGATGATCCGGGAATAGAGCAAAAACTAGAGGGTGATCGCTTCTATCAGGAAATAGGCCGGTGGATCGCCTATTGGGGGGTTGAAAAAGCCGTTACGATTTCAGCGGGGCAAATCCTCCAAGTGCGCCAGCTAATTCTTGACACCCTTCCGCAAGGATTGAGCGAGGCAATGCTCCGCGACATGATCAAGGCAAAGGCGCGCCACCTTGCACCTTGGCAGGCGGCTCGCATCGCGCGCACGGAGGTGCACACGGCATCGGTGATTGGAGCAGATACCGCAGCGCGATCCACTGGCCTCACTATGGTTAAGGAATGGCTCGCGGCGGAGGATAAGCGGACGCGCGAAAGCCACGCGGAAGCGGACGGCCAAGAAGTGGCTCTTGATGAGAGCTTTGAGGTGGGCGGCGTGATGCTGGAATTTCCCGGCGACCCTAAAGGCCCGGCTCGCGAAATTATTAACTGCCGATGCGCCATTTTGCACCATCCCGTGATTGGCGGCGAGGTGATAAAATAGGCTTGCTACCAACATTATTTTGTGACAATAAGGCTCCAAGCAAAGGAGCTGACCAATGCCTGCATATAGCTTTTACGTTGATGGGTTTTCCGGGATCGTCTCATCGCTCGATGAGCTCAAGGCTCGCATTTGTGAGCTTAAGGGCCGCTACCCCGATTTGATCGGCAAGGATTGCCAGATCATGAAGGGTGAGGCGATGCGGGATGGTTCTGGCTATTATTTCCCCGGCGAAGCGCGCCTCCGCATCACGCGCACCATCACCGCCTAAATCTCAACAAAGGGAGCTGACCCAATGACCTATCCTTACACCCTTTCGCTCGCTGGCGTTCGCGCGCTCAAGCCCTGTGATCCTGCAATGGAGCGCCTCGCGGACGTTCTGCCCAAGCGCGGCAAGATCGACGCGGCCAAAGCCCGCGCGCTCGGGTGCACCTATGATGATATTATCTGGAGCGCCTCCGTTATTGCGATGGATGATGAGAGCCTCGCCAAGCGGCTAACTGGCTATCTGAACGACAACGCAAAGCGCGTGCTCCACATTTTCGAGGAAGCGGCACCGAATGATGATCGGGTGCGCAAGTGCATTGAGGCCACTGATAATTGGCTTGCTGGTCTGATCACGGAGCAAGAATGGAAAGTGGCCGCGAGGGCCTCGTGGGACGCGAGGACCGCGTGGGCCGCGAGGGATGCGTGGGCCGCGAGGGATGCGTGGGCCGCGAGGGATGCGTGGGCCGCGAGGACCGCGTGGGCCGCGTGGGCCGCGAGGGATGCGTGG